GGATTCGCCTGACCGTCCAGGTAGGATAGTCGTACCGCTCGACATGGACGCCGGGAACCGACTTGATCATATCTGCGGTAATCTTGGCGGCGGTATTGGTTGTGCAGTGTATCTGTGCGATTTCAATATCGCCCACGGGGATGTAGGGAGGCCCACCCGCCGCGCCGCGTGTATCGGAAAACTCGGTCCCCTCGGTACCGTCGACAATCGCGATGGCGCCGGCCGATGTGATAGTCACCGAATGTTTGGTGAAATTCTCGGTGCTCCCCCGTGTGATCGCCTTATCGGTGCCGGCGGCAACATTGGTCTTGACCCCTGCCAGGTAACAGGTGAGAGCCGCCACATCGACCATATCATTACTGCCCGATTCGGCGGGGGTCACCGCTCCGCCCGTTGCCAGCCCGTCGGGTTTGACATCCGGGGCGTAACCCGATCGATTTGACCACAGCGTGTCTTCTGAATTGAAAATGGTCTGATCACCCGAATCCAGCAGGGCAACCATGGACACAAGGTTCTGTCCCGCCTCGTATTTTAAAAGAGCATTTTCCGCAGTTGGCATGATTATTCCTCCTTATTTCTCGTTTTTTTGGGTGCTGTCCATTTTTTCAAAACGGCAATCCCGTCTTCGGGTGTTGCCGTTGCCGGCGATTTGGCAATGACAGCGTATTTGTTCAGTATCTGAGCGATGGCATCGCCATAACGCCGCTGCGCTTCTTTGATATCCATAATACCTGCCTCCTGCCTTATTGCGTATAGGGATCCCCGATGGCCGTCCGATACTTCATGGTAAACACTGCTGAAACGCCTACCGCCATATTTCCTTCATCGGGATACTCATCTGTGCCGCCCCCGGTGTATTCTATGGATTCTGCAAGACCCCCTGTTGTCGATGCAATTGCCGACTCGCCGTTTATTGTTCCAGGTGTGGCCGCAACCACATCATCGCTTACTTTCAGATTTTCCGCCTGGAATGTCCCTGACAGACGCCTGAGAAAGAGATTTCCCGCTGCATCGCCCCCGGACCATGACCCACCGGTCACTTCCACGCCGCATACATAACCGGCTGCCCCGCCGGTTTCCCCGGTTACCGTATTACCGACTCTTATCTCCGTGGATCCGGAGGTAAAAGGTAATGTCCATTTGATACCGAGAATATTTTCATTAATATCGCCGAGCATCGCCTCGGCCATAACCGAGGGATTTGAATCCCCGAACGCGATCAACCCCTCGATGCGGATCGGCATGGAACAGATCATTTTGCCGTATTCTCTCATAGCTTCTTCCGGCTGCGGCCATACTGAGGTAAAGGGGAGCTTGTCCGGATCAGCCAGTTTGACTGTCCGCAGAACCGTAGTCCCGCAATCGGTGTTGTAGCCGTTCGCCGTCCTGATCTGGCCGAGTTTTGCAATAACGGCCAGGATTATCTGTTCTCTGATGGTATTCGTCATAGTTTGCTCAGTTCGTAATTCAGTTGATTCCCAAGTTCCTTATGCAGCCGTTCATTGGCTTTCTTGAGAATTGGTTTCATAACAGAGTCGTTGCTCAGAATATCAGGCACGCCCGGACCGTATAGTTCTTCTATCGGTAACCGGTATTTCCGGGGCATGGTGGCATACGCTACACCATGTCTGGCCTTTCTTGCCGGATAAAGATTAAAGATATAATCTCTGAAAAACACTCCCTTATGGCCACTTTTCATGGTGGCGATAAAGGCTCTGGATATCAAAGACCGCTTCGATTTCTTTTTCACCTGGACGGTTACGCCCTTCTTGGTGGCCCGTGCCCTGTACTCTATTAAAGGCAATGCATTCCCTGAACTTTTTACTGCCGCTGTCAGTTTTCGAGGGCTGGCCTTGATCATCGTAAAGGTTGCCCGTATCGTTTTCGCCGTGGGTGTAATGACCATCTGAATTTCCCTGACGGCATCTGTCCGGACGCCCGTTATGGTTCTGTTCAAAGAGCGACTCACCACTTTGGCGTAGCCGTTTTTAATCCCCGTCAATGCCCGTTCAACTTCTGCGAGGTCGGTTTTGCTCACTTCAACAGAGTATCCCGTCATTATTTCACCACCACTTTCACAAAAAGCCCGTCGTTCTCCTGGACGGTTTGAACTGTATAATCGGTTTCCCCCACGGTGAATGTCTCGCCCTTATCGGGCTCCTTTCCCAGGACGCTCAGGATCACCTCAATGGTGACACCTTTTCCCCATATCTGAGAATCAAAACCACCCGGCTCGAGATCGACATCGAACTCGAGGTTGACCTTGCAATTGACAGGATCGCCCATTGTGGGGGTAAATATGGCATCCTTTGTGTCCATCTGATCAAAAATGTCCTTGGCTGCCTCGTTAAAGACTTCATCCATATAATTACCCTCCGAGCTTCCCTTTCAACATATCCATGAGGCCCGAATTTTGTGCGGCCCGCTCACCGAACCAGAATATGAGAACGATCAAATTGATTGCCTTGAGCAGCGATGCCTTTTCCGGTGTCCACAGATCCATATTTCCGGCCGTGAAATAAAGATAATCCCAGTATCCGACACCGATGGTGAACACCGGCCGGATGAGACCGCGAAAGACCAGAACGAGCTTGCCGATGTAGGGAACATCCTTGTAGTCTTTCATCGATCCTTCGTATTCCAGTATGAATTTCCGGAAAACGGAGTTTGCTTTCGTGGCCTCGGATGCCATGAACTGTGTCATGTCAGCATTAAGTTTCGCCCTGTCGGTTTCGCTCATTTTATCGGGCAAAAACTTGTTTAGTCCTGTCTTGACCAGATCAGTGATGCCTGTTATTGGGTCCCACGACATATGCCTTGCCTCCCTCTTTTCATGTTTCGTCGTCCTTCTCGAAATGTGCCAGGTCATCAAATTTTTGATCGATAAATATGGTGTCCCGGTCCCAATCGCCGCCCCATCGGAGCTTAATGCCAAGAGCAAATGCAGCTCCCAGGACAAACCCGCCGAAATAGTACCATCGGGCCAGTGTCTTGATATATTTCCACGCGTCCGGATGGGATGTTGTAACGACTTTGCCGACCTCCGCGTCCGGCCAGTCCACGTTTTTCGTTTCCGGATTATAGGGGCCGGCATCGATACCTTTTGAGGGCCATTTGTTGTGTTTACTGAACGGATACTTCAGGCGTGATTTTTTGGCGGCGAAGGCATCGTTCTGGTCTTTTTTCGTCCGGTGGCCACAAATAATGACATGGTCAACGTAACGGATCACCAGAGTAAATACTGTGATGATCCTGGCGGTACAGGTGGCAAGGCGCTTCTCCGATCGTTTTGAATAGTGTGGCATGGTGTTACCCCTTGTCCGTTATTGAATGAGGACGGAGAACAAAATGACCTTGTTCGTTGTGATAGTGGTTTTCGATCTTTCCATGCAAGACCTTGTGGGCTTTTTCGTTGGAGTCTTTATCCGCCTTGGCTTCTATGGCTTCATCAATACATTTGATTTGTTCTTTGATGTCTTTTTTCAAATCCGATACCATTTTCAGAAGCCAGGCGAGCAACAGTGCAATCAATGTCCCAATTACCGCTATCAATGTTTCGATCATGATCCGTCTCCTGGAGATTGTGATCGTTTCTTATTTTGCTTTTTTATTCTTTTTAAGCTCTGCCACCTCCTGCTCGAGCATCGCCTTGTCCTTTTTCAGCTGCTCCATCTGGGTGATTTCAGCTCCAAGGTCTGCGACTTCAGACTCGAGTGCGGCCTTGTCCTCGCTCAACTGCTTCACCTGGTCGGATAAACCGGTGATATTTTTTTCCGCTTCGGCTCTTTCCGATTCGAGGGTTCCCTTGAGGTTCTTATTTTCCTTTTCGATCTTTCCCGTGTAGTCGATAAGCTCCTCAAGTTTCCTCTTCTGTTCTTCAAACTGATCAGGACTTATCTCAAGCCCGAGCGTGGCCGCGATATCCTTGCGGACGGCCTCGGCCTCTTCTCTCGTTTCAAAATCATCCGAAACGGTGAAGTTGTATCCTGACACGGTATGAAATTGGACGTGATATTTCCGGCCGGCGCCGCGGGACCGCTCGATCGGCAATGCGGCAATCGCGGAGGGATTGACGGGTATCCCATATATTTCTTTCAACATTGGTTTTTCTCCTTTCCTAAAAGGCGGGCCTTACGGCCCGCTTCGTTATTTCAGATTATTTATGATGCGGCGGTCGCATCGATGAGATAACCGCATGCCTTGGAGATTTCACTCTTGATGGTGTTATCCTCATCGTATGATGCGAGAAATGCTTCCTGCGTGTCGTGACGCACTCTGAGGATCTTACTCCGCGCTTCTTTGGAGTAATATTCCTCGACAATGGTTTCCTCGTCTTCACCTTCATTCCAGAGGAATATTCGCCCGATAGACGGCTCGGTGATATCGTCGCCGGGATTTGCGGTCTTGCAGAGCATGCAATACTGGCTGCCCCACATGTCAGAGAGTGTCGCATCCTTCCCGCTGGCAGCCGTATTGTACAGGGCGCCGGCAACGAAGATCTTCGGGATATCAAAGTAGGTTTTCAGGTGCTCAATGGAAATCTGTCCCGTCTTTTTCGCATCGGGAAAGAGCTGATAAACAGCGGATAAGACGGCATCGCAGACAACCACATCGAGAAAAGCCTGATAGTTCAGAACCAGCGTATCGACGACGATCCCATTGGATCGACGGTCAGATTTGCCGGCGTCAACGTCGGACTTCGGGTCCGCGGTTCCCGACGTGGCCCAGGCAACGGACGCATTGTGAGCTGTAAAATTATTGGTATTGAAGATTTTGTTTTTTACACGCCATTCCTGTGCTCTGAGAATATCGTTCATCAGGATCCTTGCAATCGAAAGCTCATAGGCGAATCGCGATTCGTAAATTTTCGCGTAACGATCGTCAACGCGGCGTTCGAGGCCGTTTTCAGCGGTCTTGTAATAGCCGCTCTCGAATTCGTTTTCGCTCCGGTTGTATGTCCCCTTCGACGACCGCCTTGTATCGAGGAGATTGAAAAGGGCTTCCTTCGGCAAGACGGGATATTCCGCCGTATTCTCGGCAACCCGGAAAAAGGGCATGACATTCAGGCCGATAAATCCCATGAGGATTGTCTCGGTCATGACCTCCCAGACGGCGGTACCGAGGTCCGGTCTCTGTAATGCTGTATCTTGTGTAGGTCTCATTGCTTTCGTTTCCTCCTTTGCGTCGTTGTATTAGAGCGTTCGGGTGGCTTCGACGATATCACCGTCGGCGGTTGCGGCCTGGAGGCTTACCAGAATAGGATTACCGCTTACCGTATCCGAAACCTTACCGTCAGCTGCACCATAGAGGGTGGCATTGAGGGCAAATGCCCCGGCTGCCGTGACAAGAAATGTCCCTTCTTTTGTCGGAGGGGCTACGGATATTTCCTGACCGCTTTTTTTATGTTCCAGGGTAATGCCGATAGCTACCTCGCCGGCACCGGCATATTCGACTTCGGGCGGTGTTGTCGTGGTGCCGGCTTTCAGCTTCACGCGCCGGCATGCGACGAGATCCCCACCGCAAAGAAAAGTTCTTGGTCCGTCTGTATATGTGGCTTGCATGGGTGTTTTCCTCCTTTATAGGCTTTTGATACGTGCCTTCGTTATGCGTTTCCCTGCGGTTGCAGCGTCTCGAGATATGCCGCGTGTGCATCAGGGTACTGTTTCGCTATTGCCTTCATCGCGTCGGCCTTCTTGCATTTATGCTGCTCCCGGTATTCCTCGACCAATCCCATGAAATCGATTGGCTGTTCTTCTCCACCCGTGCCGACGGTCTTCTGGCCGGTCTCTGTGGTGATGGCTTCGAGCATCTTTTCCATCAGTTTCGATTCTCCCGATTGTGCAGGCGTTGAGCCTTCCGGAATGACGGTACGGTACTGTTCGACGGAGATTCCCGATGCCACGACAGCCTGGAATTTCTCGCCCGCCTCGTCTCCGAAATGGATTCCGGCCAGGCCGATGATCCGGTCTGTTTCGGCGATGACGGCGGTATTTACCGCCTCCTCGATGTTGACGGTCTTTTTCCCCTCTTCGCGGAGCTGTTCTGCGAATTCAGGATACTCGGCTTCGAGCGCCGCGAGGGTTTCAAATCGTTCCATTGTGTTCTCCTTTCCAGGGAGTATCCCCTTGGTTGATATGTTTCGAGCGCCCTTTCCGGACGCTGAAAGCGCTTCGTCGATAGCGTCATCAAAAGTACCGATTTTGTCGGCGATACCGACATCGATAGCCTCTTGTCCCCAGTAGAGGGCCGCTTCGGTACCGCGAATATGTTCCTCGGTAAGGCCACGGTTTCGTGCGACGGTCTTGACAAACAGGTCATAATTGTAATTGAGAAGTTTTTTTGCGACGGCATACGCTTCTTCGGTCAGCGGTCCGTCTGATGAAAAATCGTTTTTGCGTGCGCCGGCGTAGAGGGTTGTGTATTCTATACCCCTATTTTCGTTGAATTTCTCCAGATTGGCATGCCTCATAATGACACCAATGGAACCGGTGCCGCCGGTACGGGGGACAATAACCATGTCCGCAGCCGATGCGAGAGAATAGCCAGCCGAGAAAGCCCTTTCGTCAATAAAAGCAATGATCGGCTTAATGCCCCGCGCATTGTATATTTCATCCGTCAGATCAAACAAGCCGGAACCCTCTCCACCGGATGTATCGAAATGCATAACCGTTGCCGCGATATCCTTGTTTGCCATTGCCGTCCGGAAAGCATTCCGGATGTAGAGATAACTCGTCATTCCGCTTTCGGACTGCATCATGGCGTGGCGATGCACCAGCGTGTCAAATATGGGGATGACCGCCACGGCTTTATTTTTCTTCCCCTTCTGCCTGGTTGCGTTTTTGGCTTCCACCGAGAGCTTGTAATGATCGGGGGCTTCGTCGGACCGTGCCTGCGGAATATCGATATGGAGGCGTTCCCTTAATGCAACCAGGATAACGTCAAGTTTCGGCTCGTGGATCATAAGGGGAACGTTAAATATTCTCGACATGATCAGGGGAAGGGAATTAGTCTTCTTCATCTTCGGTCTCCTTCTCATTTTTGATGGTGATCGGCGTATTATTCCGTTCAAGTCCGGCGTCTTTTATCATTTGCTCTTCATCGGCAAGCGTCTCAATGAGTGCCTCTACTGTTGTTCCCCGCTCGGCTGCGATTGTTTCCAGCGTTTTCATCAGGTTCTTATTCAGGAGAACATCGGACTGGGCCGCTTTTACCGGTTCAATGTCCCCTTTGGGATAGCCGAGCCATGACGCAGCGGTGTAGGCGTCGATGTTCGTGTAGAAATCGGGAACATTTAATTCTCCTCGAAGGTATGCCTCTTCGAGAAGCATCTGGCGAATCGGATTTAAGGTGTTCTGGCCGATCCATGAACGGCGGAACATATAGGTACGCCAGGCTTCGAGCATGGCACCGCGCCATCCCGCAAAGCTGACACCCTTCAGGTCTTTGAACAATGCCACCTTGGGAATCCCGACCGCGGACGAGATTGCATTTAAAATAATCTGGACGAAGGGTTCGAAGGTTGTTCCCGGCCGGTCTGAAGAAATCGTGTGAGGTCTCTGGCCCTTTTCGCCATACATAATAGAGGCCGGTATAATTTCCTGATAGCGGACGTTAGCTTCATCGAGACCGGTTGTGCGGGAAGTTCCCTCAACATTAAATCCCGGCAAGTTATCAGCGAAATTGTACGGATCGGCTACGCCGGTCTCGATGAATAAAGCAAATGCCGCCGTGGCAATATTTGATACGAGTTCCGAGTCGAGCAGATCGTATAAGTCCTGAAAGAATTTCAGACATGAAGCAAAGTCTGAAATACCGCGGACCTGATCGGCGTCATCGTTGATAAACCGGTGGATCACCTGCCATCGATGACCTTTTTTCGTGGGTATGCGTTCAAAGTTCTTTGCGGTGTCAGGCAGATAACGTTTATTTGTTCCAATGGCGGTTTTCTTAATCCAATATGCAACCCGTTCGCCC